GTTTTGTAACTCTCAAAAATGAAAATAAGGAGGCGTTGTATTGCTTACATTTTTAGATTTATTCGCAGGGATAGGTGGCTTTAGGCTAGGGATGGAAAAAGCAGGACATAAATGTTTGGGACATTGCGAATATGATAAATTCGCAAATTTAAGTTATAATGCCATGCACAAACCGAAGGAGGATGAATGGTTTGAAAGAGATATTAGAGAAATTAGAACAGAAAATATCCCAAGAGCAGATGTCTGGTGTTTTGGATTCCCATGTCAAGACATTTCTGTTGCAGGGAAACAATTTGGATTCAGAGGAGAACGTTCAAGTTTATTTTTTACAGTTACAAAACTTATTAGAGAACTCAAAGAAGAAGATAGACCCAAGTATTTACTTATTGAAAACGTTAAAAATCTACTTAGTGTTAATGGAGGATTTGATTTCCTCAAAGTTCTCGTTGAACTGGATGAAATCGGCTATGATGCAGAGTGGCAAGTTCTTAATTCTAAAAACTTCGGAGTACCCCAAAATAGAGAACGAATATTCATTGTTGGACATTTTAGAGGACGAAGTACACGAAAAGTATTTCCTATCGAAAGAAAAAGTAGAAAAAATCTTGAGCAACTAAATAATCCAACTCATAGTACAAATAGAATTTATGATGCAGTTGGAATTGCTAGATGTATTAGAAGTCAGGCAGGAGGTGGAGGTGCTAAAACAGGTCTATACTTTATAGACTTAAATAAAAACTCTAAAGTAACAATAAATGCTAGATGCCTTAAAGCAAAATATAATGCAGGTGTGACAAATAGAAATTGTGATAATAGTGGAGTTTTAGTTAATGCAGTTTTAACGCCCGATTGGCTAGAGAAGGAGAAGTAAATAATAAGAGGATGTAAATTTAAACTAGTTAGGAGGAATAACTTATGAAGATTTTTTTATTGACTATACTGCTAATAATTATTTGTATATTAGCAAATTATGTGAAAAATCGCATATATAAAAAATCTATAAATAATCTAAAATATAAATATTCTGTAGGGGAAAAGATTATATATCATCAAATAAACTGTTACTATAACAGAATGGTTGGTTGTGAAATTTTAGAAAAATGTTATAGTACGAAATTTAGAAAAAGAAATACCCCGCTTTATAAAGTAAAAGCATATGTAGGTGATAACGATACAACATGGGTTATACCAGAGTGGAGAATTGAATGTCTTGCTACGACTTATGGAGAATTTCCTAAATATTAAATAATAAAAATTGGCTGGAGAAGGAGATTGTAAATTATGTTTAACATCTATAAAGTGAAAATAAAGACTAAAAGAACATTGGAGCAGGTAAGAAATCAAAGCGTAGACTTTGAGTATTCAGAAAAAGGATTAAAAAATACTCTGAAATACTATAACTTGATTGATGATTTAAAAGTAATAGTAGTTAAATTTGGAGATGAATATTGTCTAGCTAATTACAATGAAGAAGATAGAAAAATAATAATGGAAGCACATTATCTTTTAGAGCAGGATGAATATACTGGATGTTATATAAATGAATATGAACGATTTAAAAAAGATTGGGAAAATGGTAATTGTGATGGGGAAGCCTGTATGGTATTTTCAGATGATGAAATTGAGATAATTGAGAAGCTAAGGGAGGGTTAAATATGAATAAAAGAATTAAAATGAAAAAAAGATTAATTCATAAAAAGTGTGATGAAAGATGTGTCAACTATGACTTTGTAATTAGCAATAACCTTATAACTTGTAATGTGTGTATAGGATGCAAATACAAAGAAAATATGGATAAAGTATGTGAAGAGAACTATAAGAAATTAAGAAGTAAATAGAATAAAATAGTCAAGGTAAGTTTGTGAATGAAACTAGAATGTTATAGGCTTGACTTATAAAAGGAGTGCGTTAAATGGCTAATATATATTGTGAAAATTATAATTGTAAAAACTACTTTGAAGATATGTGTATGCTTGAAAGAATTGAAATTAATAACTTCAAAGAATGCGAAAGCTATCTTGAAGGTAAAAATGAGCTATATGAATTAGAAAACGGATATACTATACATCCTAAAGATTTGAAAATGGTGAAAAGTAAAGATTATTCTGTTGAAGTTACTCATATTCCAACTGGTATTACAGTAAAATGCCGTTCTACAAATAGTATTTTAAAAAATAAAAATAAGTGTTTGGAAGTTCTAGAAGAAGAACTAACAAAAATAAACTCTCACTTAGAGCTAGAAGATTTACGCTAAATAGGAAGTGAGCTTATGAAACGAAGAAGATGCAGTTGGTGTGGTAAGTTATTTTATCTTGAAGAAAAATCTAAGGATGTTTATTGTTGTAAAGAATGTAGGAAGAAGGCTAAGAAGGTGAAAAAATGAAAGTTTTTCTTGTAATAGATGGAGAACCAGTTGGTAAAGAAAGACCTAGATTTAACTTGGCTACTAAAAGGACCTATACACCACAGAAAACTAAGGACTATGAAGAATTAATAAAATGGTTATATCAATCTAAAGTTAGACATTATTTTACTGGATACATAAAAATGACTTTAAGATGTTATTACTCTATAGCAAAAAGTAACAGTAAAAAGATTAAAGAGCAGAAAAGAAATAATGTGTTAAGACCCAATAAAAAACCAGATATTGATAATGTGGTCAAGATTATAGCTGATTCACTCAATGAGATAGCTTATAAAGATGATACGCAGATTGTTGAGGTTGTAGCTAGTAAATATTACAGTGATAAACCAAGAGTTGAGGTTATATTAGAAGATGTTATTTAACCAACGGAAAAATCCGTTCGTTAGATTAGGTACTCAGTTTTTCATAAAAATGTGAAAAAGCTGAATAGAGAATATATCAAATGGTAAAGGAGAGATAAATTATGAATGAAAATATAAATAAAGAAATAACAGTACTTGGAACTTTAGAAATCGAGGGAATGAAATTTCATAACATTGAGGGTGGATTTGGAGAACATAAGAAAGCAATGCTAGTAAAAGATATAGCTGAGATACATAATAGAGAACTTAAACATATAAATGAGCTAATTAATAATAATATAAAGAGATTTAAAACAAATATAGATATTATAGATTTAAAAGTGAGTCGTTCTGAGCGACTAGGTGATTTAAAGGCTAATCCTTTTGAAGGATTAGGTTACGAGGATGTTGGATATAGTAAACAATCTTTTAATCAGTCAAGAAATATTTACTTGTTATCTGAAAGAGGTTATTCAAAACTACTAAAGATATTAGAAGATGATAAGGCTTGGGAACAATACGAGAAAATAGTTGATGGATATTTCTCTATGAGAAAAGAGTTAAATAACCCTCTTTTAAGTGCATCGAAGGAGTTACAGGCTATATTTATGCTAGATAAGAAACAAGAAGTCTTAGAAACTAAAATAGAGAATGTTAATGAGAAGTTAGAGAACTTTATGGATGATGCACCATTATTCAATATCGAGTGTGAGTGTATTGTTAAAGAGGTTAAGAGAGTAGCAACAAAATCACTTGGTGGACATGGAAGTAAGGCTTATAAAAATAAATCTTTAAGAGGTAAAGTTTATAGTGATATATACCATCAGATTAAACGAGAATTTGGAGTAGATAGTTATAAGGCTATAAAGCGTTGTCAATTAGATAAAGTATTAGAGATTGTAAATAGTTATAAGTTACCTATAGTGTTTGAAGAAGAAATAAGACTTTTGAATAGTCAATTATCAATTGTGAGTTAAGACAGGAATAGATTTTTCTCCTTTAAAGGGGAAAACCTGCAATAGTTAATTAAAAGAGAAAAGGAGTGCTTTCACACTCCACTTGTCAAAAATATAAAGCTTTTATCCAAGATTATTATAACATAAACAGGAGTGTGAAAGTATGGATAATAATATTAATAAAAAAGAACTATTTAAAAAAGTAGAAGGTAGACTACATCATTATAAATTTTTAAGTGCAGAAATTAAAAATCTTGAATTAGATATAGAAAGTAGAGAAAATGAAATATTTGGTTGTAAGGCTATCGGGTATGGTGAAAAAGTAAGTCCAACATATGCTTTTAATTCAACTGTTGAGAATGAGATTATAAAAAAAGAAAGAGATATTGCTAGATTAAAAAAACTGAAAAAAGATAAAGAAATAGAAAAGAAGAAAATAGAAAATGCACTTACATGCTTAGATATAAGAGAAGAACATTTTTTTAAACTGTTTTATAATAGCAGAATGAAAAATAGTATGGTTTATATATCCTTAGAAATGAACTCAGATAGGAAAACATGTAGATGTGTAAGGGAAAGATTAGTGTATAAAGTTATGGATATGCTTTATCCAAGAATTAAGGAAAATGAACTCCCATTATTTAAAAATTAGAAAATTCCCCAGTTTTTCCCCAGAAATTCCCACTTTATTCCCTACTTTCTCCCCGTTTTGATTAAAAAAGCATGAGATAATAGTATTGTGGAAATAAAGATTTCCCTCTCAAAACTTAATATTTGACTAGGGTTAAGGGATTGCCCTAGTCACTATGAACAGACTAGGCAGGGCATGAGGATGCTGTTAGTTCAATTCTAACTATGTTCAATCTTTAGTTTTTCTATTTCAATTAATCTACGGATACACTAAAAAATAGTATATGAATTGAGATTAAAATCTCATACAATTTTGTATCTTAATTCAGAAGTCTAAAAACCGAGTGGGGCTTGGTAACCTCACTCACCATGTAGGTGCTGGTGCTTAATCTAAGTTCGATTCCTGGAACTTGCTCCCTTTAATAATGTGTATCCCCCATTAAAAAGGCTTAGATTAACTTCTAGGTCTTTTTTAATACAAAAATTTATTAAAAATGCACGGCATGCACTATTCAGATATGCATGTCATGCATGTCTAAAGTCGAATATTTAATATTTTCGATGGCTCAAATTGAGGGGTCGAAAATAAAAACAGGAGGTAGTAGTATGTTGAAAATTTTACAAGAGAAAAATGTAAAAGTAATGTGGTCCAAAAATGGAGAAGAAGTTTGGTTTAATGCAAATGACGTAGGAGAGGAACTAGGCATAGTAAATATTCGTGATACATTAAGAAATATAGATAGAGAATATAAAAAGAAATTTAATGAGTCTACTGTCGGAGATTCCTACACTAGAAACTTTAAAGATAAATTGCCTAACTTCGGTACTACTTTTGTTACAGAAGAAGCTGTGTACAATATGTCATTTAGAAGTAATAAACCAGAAGCAAAGTTATTTACAAAATGGGTTACAAAAACACTTAAACAAATTAGAATACATGGTTATTATATTGCTACAGAAAAAGACCAGGAATGGCTGGATATAAGGACAGAAGGCAAAAAAGTAAGAAAAGATTTTACAGATGAAATACAAGAGTTTGTATATTATGCTACTAGTCAAGGTAGCAATAAACCTCAGATGTATTATAAACATTTTACTGAACTTGTAAGAAAAAAATTAGGTATTCCAAAAGGTGTGAAAAGAGA